ATGGCGACCGGCGAAAATGCTGGTACTTGGGGAACAAAAACTAACGCAAACTTAAATTTAATTGAGCAATTAACTGGTGGGTATAATTCTCAAGCGGTGACTGATTCAGGAACACCAACTGCTTTAACAATAGCAGACGGTGCTTTAACAGGTACTGCTCAACAAAGAGTTATAGAATTAACAGGATCAATATCAGGAAGCAGAGTTGTAACTTTCCCTCTTCTTACAGAAAATTTTTACATTATTAAAAACAGTACATCGGGTACACAAACAGTTCAAATAAAAGCAGTATCTGGTTCAGGAGCAACAGTTACTTTTGCAACTACTGACAAAGGATATAAACTTATTTATCTTGATGGTGTTGCAACAAACACTGGAGTTTATGAGGCGACTGTAGGGGCAACTGGAGATGTAACTCTTACTGGAACACAGACTTTAACAAACAAAACTTTAACAGCACCTAAAATTGGAACTTCTATTTTAGATACTAATGGAAATGAATTAATGCTTTTAACAGCTACAGGTTCAGCCGTTAATGAAATTACTATAGCTAACGCAGGTACAGGAGTTACGGGACCAGTTATTTCAGCAACAGGTGAAACTAATGTTGGTATAAATATTAATCCTAAAGGAACAGGAGTTTTTAGATCAGGAACAGCTGCAGTTCAAATTGCAGGAAAAGAAACTATGTGGGTTCCAGCTTCAGCTATGTATGCAACAACAACTGCAGGTGCCGCAGCCGCACAAATAGAAACAACAGCTTTAAGACCAGACATGAAAGTCATGGATTTTGCAGATACTGCAGATGACCATGCACAATTTTCAGTAGCTTTTCCTAAATCATGGAATGAAGGAACAATTACTTACCAATGTTTTTGGACACCAAGCACTACAAATACAGGAGACTGTATATTTGGATTACAAGGTGTAGCATGTGGTGATAGTGATACTATTGACGCTGCTTTTGGAACAGCAGTAAATATTACAGATGCTGGTATAGGAACAGTAGAAGATCAACAAGTTTCAGCAGAAAGTTCTGCAGTTACAATTGCAGGATCTCCTGCAGTAGATCAACAAACTTACTTTCAAATATTTAGAGATGCAAACGCAGGTGCGGATACGTATACCGGAGTAGCTAGACTTTTAGGTATTAAAATATTCTTTACTACTGATGCAGCTAACGACGCATAAGGAATTTAGATATGAGAGATTTAAAAAACAAACTTACATCAGGTAAGAACACAAAAAATATTAAAAATACAAAAGGCAAATCTTTTGGTTATCAAGTCTTAGGATTTGGTTCTGGAGGAAGAGCTGATTATGTACCATTCACAGCAGATTTTCTAGTAGTAGCTGGTGGTGGTGGAGGTTCAAATACTAGTGCAGGTGGTGGTGGAGGAGCTGGGGGTTTAGCTTACTCATTTTCTAATCCAGCCGCTGCAGGAGTACCTTTTTTAGTAGAGACAACTTACGCAATTACAATTGGTGCTGGTGGTGCAGCCTCAAGAGGTACTGGTAGTGCTGGTGCAAATTCAGTAATGGCTTATAATGGTGGAACACGTACAACTTATGGTGGTGGTCGTGGTGGTATTTCACACAGTGATGGACCTAATGGTTTGTTAAATGGTGGTTCAGGTGGTGGTGGAGGTGGTGGAAGTCCTTTTCCTGCTTGGGGTGGAGGATCTGGTAATACACCTGCTACTCCTACTGCAGATGGTGGACCTCAAGGTAGTCCTGGTGGATTGGGTTATATTAGTATTCCAGGACCTAGTGGACCCGGTCAAGCTGCCGGTGGTGGTGGTGGAGCAACTGCCAATGGTGCAGATGGTGCCAGTGGTCAAGCAGGTGCTGGTGGTGCAGGTAGAGCAAGTTCAATTACAGGTTCAGCAGTAACATACGCAGGAGGTGGAGGTGGTGGTGCAAATGTAACTACTTCTTTTGGAGCTGGTGGAGCCGGAGGTGGTGGAACAGGTGGTAAGTTTCCGGGAACCGGGCCTGTACAAGCTGGAGATGGTACAGCAAATACTGGTGGCGGTGGAGGTGGTACTAGTGGACCAGGTGGACCAACAGGTATTTTTGCAGGAGCTGGTGGATCAGGGATTGTTATAATTAGATCACCTGCAGATTCAAATATATCAGTTACCGGAGGGAGTAATACAGTAACAACTGCAGGAGGGGAACAAGTTGCAACATTTGTATCTTCTGGTAATTACGTGGTAGGTATATAATATGGCATATTTTGCAGAACTAGATAACAATAACGTAGTCCTAAGAGTAGTCGTTGTAGGCAATGATTGCGTACCATCCGATGAACACATTGATGGAGAAACATGGTGTATTAACTTTTTTAAAACACCAAATTGGAAACAAACTTCTTATAACTCAAATTTTAGAAAACAATATGCAGGCATAGGTTATACTTATGATTCTGCAAAAAATAAATTTATAAGTCCACAACCTTATGTTTCATGGGCACTAGATGCTAATGACGATTGGCACGCACCCGTAACTTACCCAACAGATACAACAGATAAAGCTGTTGTTTGGGACGAAGAGAATCTAAAATGGATAGCAACAGATTATGAAGATCCACAAAATAATTTTAATTGGGATGCATCAGCACTAGCTTGGGTATCCGCATAATTATTCTTTACAAATATTTTTAAATCAGTTATAATAAATTTATAAAGACATATGAATTTAAAGAACTATTATTGGTATTTTCAATCAGCCGTTCCAGAACGTATTTGTGATGATATTTCTAAATACGGAAAACAATTACAAGAACAAATGGCAATTACAGGTGCATTTGGTGGTAAAAAATTAAATAAAAAACAAGTTATAGATTTAAAAAAGAAAAGAAATTCAGATATTGTTTGGATGAATGATAGATGGATATATAATCAAATTCAGCCCTACATCCATGAGGCTAATAGATCAGCAGGTTGGAATTTTAAATGGGATCATTCTGAATCTTGTCAATTTACAAAATATAAAAAAGGCCAGTATTATGATTGGCATTGTGATAGTGACAACGAACCTTATCAAAAACAAAAAGAGGACCCCATTAACGGAAAGATTAGAAAATTATCAGTAACAGTCACGTTATCTGACCCAAAAAATTATAAGGGTGGAGAATTAGAATTTGATTTTAGAAACATGGATCCTGATAAAAAACGTAATATACATAAATGTAAAGAAATTTTACCTAAAGGATCTGTGGTAGTATTTCCAAGTTTTGTATGGCATAGAGTATGTCCTGTAAAAAGTGGAGAAAGAAACAGTTTGGTTATCTGGAATTTAGGGTATCCATTTCAATAAAAGGAGTATTAAATGTCGTTTAAAAAAAATAAATACACAGTACTAAAAAATGCTATCTCACCTGAGTTGGCAGATTTTGTTTATAAATATTTTTTAAATAAAAGAAATGTTGCAAGATTTTTATTTGATCAAAAATACCTATCTCCATTTACAGAATATTATGGTGTATGGAATGATAAACAAGTACCAAACACTTATTCACACTACGGTGACATTGTTATGGACACTTTATTACATGAAGTTAAACCTGTTATGGAAAAACACACTGGTTTAAAACTCAGTGAAACAAATTCTTATGCAAGAATTTACAAAAAAGGAGATGTCCTAGCTCGACACAAAGATAGGTACTCATGTGAAATATCTACCACGTTGAATCTAGGTGGTGAGCCATGGCCTATATATTTAGATCCAACTGGAAAAAACGGTCAAGCTGGAATAGAAGTTAATCTTAAACCAGGAGACATGTTAATTTATTCTGGTTGTGATTTAGAACATTGGCGAGAAGAATTTAAAGGTAAAAACTGTGGTCAAGTATTTTTACACTACAATAATTTAAAAGGTAAAAATGCTAAATCTAATCTATATGATAAAAGAATTATGTTGGGTTTACCTAGTTATTTTAAAGGCTTTACTCTACATAAGAAATAATATATAATTTAAACTTGTAAGGGGAGGACCCACCACGAAATCCCCTTGCTTTAAATAGATTGAATTACCTTACAATCTGCTATAATACCTAGTAAACAGGTTTTTATATGTTACAAAAATTAGGATTTTTACCAGGATTTAATAAACAAGTTACGTCTACAGGAGCTGAATCTCAGTGGACTGGTGGCACTAATGTGCGTTTTAGATATGGTACTCCAGAAAAAATAGGTGGTTGGTCACAATTAGGTGAAAATAAATTAACGGGTGCAGCCAGAGGGTTACATCACATGGTTAATAAAGAAGGTATTAAATATTCTCTTATTGGAACCAATAGAATTTTATACGCTTATTCAGGAGGAGTGTATTACGACATACATCCTTTAGTTAATACAGCAGGTACAATTATTACAAATGCGTTTAGCACAACTAACGGATCACCAACAGTTACTATTACATTTGCAAACCCAACTACTTTTCAAGCAGGAGATATTATTTTATTTGATAATGCAACTACGTTTACTGCTATTACAGGTTCTAATTTTGGAGCAGCGGATTTTGCTGATAAAAAATTTATGGTAACAAGTGCTCCTAGCACGACTGTTATTACTATTACAATGCCTAGTAACGAAACAGGTTCAGGTGCTACAAATTCTGGGGGCATTACTTTTTTTCAATACTACCACGTTGGTCCAGCTGAACAAGTTGGAGTTTTTGGTTATGGTATATCCCAATGGGGCGGTTCGGTAACTAATCCACAAACAACTACGTTGAATGGATCATTATCTGCTAACTCAGCGGGAACAGGTGGAACAGGAACTACAATTAATGTAGCTAGTACAACTGGATTTCCAAGCACGGGAACAAATTTTATACAAGTAGACAACGAAGAAATATCTTACACAGGAATTACATCCACAAGTTTTACAGGAATTACTAGAAATGTCAGAGGAACAGCTAATGCTTCTCATAGCAATGGTGCAACGGTAACTAACTACAGTAGTTTTTCTGCATGGGGCCAAGCAGCATCAACCACGGATAAAGTTGCGGAACCTGGTCTATGGTCCTTGGACAATTTAGGTAGTACATTGATTGCTTTAATTTTTAATGGTGAATGTTTTGAATGGAATTCTGATATAACTAACGCAACAGCTACAAGAGCTACAATTATATCTGGTGCACCAACAGCGTCAAGAGATATGTTAGTATCAACTCCAGATAGACACTTAGTTTTTTTTGGAACTGAAACAACTATTGGAGATAAAACTACACAGGACGACATGTTTATAAGATTTTCATCTCAAGAAAATATTAATGACTATCAACCTACAGCAACCAACAGTGCGGGTACACAAAGACTGGCCTCTGGATCACGGATCATCGGTGCTAAACTTGGTAGAAATGCAATTTACATTTGGTCAGACACTTCTTTATTTACTA